CCAGACGCTGCGGCAGTAAACGCGGCGCTCTCACGCGCGTAGTTGCTGCCGGAAAGCTCAGTGCCGCTGTTGTCGTCGTTAAACGATCCAGTGGACAGGCCAACGTAGACAGTGGTCGGCATTGTGTATGCGCCGGTTGCCAGAATATGGTCTAAGATTTCGTTCTCAAGATAGTCACTCATTGCGCTCATAATTTAAGTCCCCGCGGCTTGCGATTGGCGTTGATAGATACTACTGATTTGGAGGCTACCAGTTCCGTAATGGGCGCGTTGATTGTCCACCTTGATCTGTGCCAAAGCCTTGTCAAATCGAGCCATATACTGAGACGCTCTAGCCTCATCAAGAAGGTAAGCATAAGCCTCAGCGAGTGCGCCGTAAAGGTAGGCGTCAGGAGACCGGCTCAGGATTGTGTTTGTCAGGTTTGTCGCAGACAGCGCCTCAATTGAGCCGATATAGACAATCTCCATCTCGTATGTGGCGTCAGGCACAGGCCGCAACTTTATCTCATCGCCCACAATGCTGTAGCCCTTTGGTTTGCCGCCGCCCTCTGATGCGTACTGCTCATCTAATGCCACAGGGCTGTAATATCTTAGCACGGTCAGCGGCGAGGTGTTCAGCTTGACTTCCCGAACTTCGCGCAGGTCAGTTGGCAAACTCAGATATTCGTTGCCCGATACAGTGCTTGCAGTTGCCCGCTTTTCCTGACTGCGTGTCTCCAGCTCGCGGCTCATAGAGGCTTCAGCCAGCGCAATAAAGTCAGGGATTTGTGCGGTCAAATCAGAACGCGCCAAGAAGTTGGCTATGGATGTCTGCAAATCTGTGTAGGTCGCAATTGCCATTAGATGTTACCGCCGCCTGTTCTAAAGTCTCGGTTCTCACTATTATTCAGCCAAGCCTTCCAGCCCTTTGGATTTTGGGCAGGCGGGCCTAGTGTCTCTAGCAGGTGATTATACACGACATTTGGTATTTCCGCCACATGCTGTACATGCCGCTGAGTATTCACTGTTGCGTTGGCGCGGTAGTCGTTGTTCATCTGCTTATTCAGTTTAATCAGTCCGTCGAACCTCTGGGTCGTCTCAATGACGTCGGTGCCATCAGACTGTTGATCCATTACCACCTCTTTGACGGTGTGAGGGTCTGTGTACAAAACTCGCTTCATGTCTTTTCCCTTATGAAAGAGAGGGGGCAGTTGCCCGCCCCCTCAGTTTTACTATGAACCGTTCAAGTCCATAATCATCGCGTGTGCCTTAGGCGCGGTAGGCTTCAATGCCCACTCCGACACCAAATGGCTAGTTTTTGCATCGCCGTCCTGACTCAACTCCTGCTCAAGGAAGTTACGTCCGTTGAGTGTGCAGATTGACACAAAGTTTGGATCAATCAAGAACACGCGGTCGTTTCCAAGTAAGCGAGATGGAACAGCTTGCACAGTACCGAAATCAGTCAGGAACACTGATGTCGAACCGACGTAGCTGACTTCCTTAGCGGCAGTCATGTTCACGTCGTTGCTGACCAAGTTGCCAGTGGCTGACAGGTCTGAGAAGTTGGCACGGTTTGTGGCCGAGGCAACCATCAGCTCAGGTGAGCCGCCGTCTGTCCAAGCGTCCTGCATCCCATCTTCGATGAGTGCAAGTGTTAACGCCCGGTCGTCTCCGCCAGTGATCGCGTCAGTTCCGTCGCCTGTGGCGAAGGCACCGGCAGTCGCACCGACTGAGCCGTTTGTGATCCAGCAAGTCAAAGACGCTGACTTGCGTGGGTCTGAACCAGAACGTGCAACGTCTGTGTCACCGATTGCTTTTTCGATGTCTCTACGAAGCTCGAGGGCTTTTAACACCTTTTGGTAGTTATGCTCACGTTCCCGCCCGGCGGAATCGACAGCATCCAATGTGCCTGATGTGGCAAACACCTTTTTGNNTTTAACACCTTCTGGTAGTTGTGTTCCCGCTCACGGCCTGCAGAATCGACGGCGTCCAGTGTGCCTGATGTAGCAAAAACCTTCTTACTGATCTGGTGGTAGTTACCGATCCGTGAAGTTGGTGTCGCCGCAGCAGTTGCGGTGGTTGCGCCTTCGTTGTGGTAGTTAGTAGCAGACGCAGCGGTCAGCTCCTGAACTTGCCATTCGACGAAAATGCCGTTTGATGTCTCCTTCTTCACATTAGAGAAGATTGGTGTTTCTGCCGGATCAATCCGGTAGATGATGTCAGCGAGTTGCTCGCGCTCGCCCACTGCGTTTTGTGTTGTAAACACGGCCATTGTTTTGTTCCTTCGGGTTATCTACCCATTAAGAGTTGTACAGCAGCGTCAACGGTGCCAGCCTTTTCAAACTGTTCACGCGCCTTCCGCTTTGAACGATTAGCAACTTCGCGCTTGGTTGCCGGTTGCCCTGCCTTGGCCATCTTCGGTGCTTGGCGAGTGCGCTTTTTGGTTGTAGGTTTCTTTTCCATTAGATTGTCCCACTTCCACGCTCTATAGAGCAGCTCAATCGCGCGTGCATCTGACGCGGATGAGATTTCTTCCTCGCTGAAACCGACACGCTTCTGTGCGTACTTAATGACTTCTTTGCGTTCAAACTCGCGGGTCTCGTCATTTTTCCACTCAGGTATGCGCTCAAGCATTTCGACACGTTGATTTTGCAGATGCTGTTTTAGGTTTTGCTCCTGCTCCTGTGCCTGTTGTTGGGCAATCTTCTGACGCTCTGCCGCCACTTGCTGGACTTGCTTTTGTTGCTTATCCCACTCGGTCTTGGCAAAGAAAATGTCGTCAGTCGAATAGCCCTCATTCTTCAAGGCTGCCCAGTCAGGTTCCTCAGTGAGGTTTGTCTGCTGGAGTTGGGTTTGCAGTAACTCAAGTTGCTGCGCGTAAGCGTCTCGGAGCTGTTTTGTTTCTGCTGCCTCGGCAGCAAATGCCTTGCGTTGCTCGGCCAGTTCCATTGATCGCTTAGTAAATGCCTCCTGACGCTGATAACCCTTGAGGGCTTCTTCAAGGTTAACTTCCACTTCCTTGCCATCCACCTTTACGGTGTACAGCGTCTCAGCGGGTTCCTCGTCAACTTCATCATCGTCATCATCGTCGTCGTAGACATCTTCGCCGTCGTCAGCCTCATCATCATAATCCTCATCTTCGGGGGCGTCCTGCGCCTGATCTTCGGATGAGACTTGCGCCTCGGCCTCGGGCTGTTGAGGCTGATCTTCAGCCTCATTTCGCTCATCTGTAACGGTGTCCTCGGTGGGAGTGTTCAGAAGGCTAATTGCGTCATTCATTGAAATGTTGTCGGTTCCGTTTGGAGTATCGACCATAATTTTTCTACCTTATCTCTTGTTAAAAGTGGAACGCCTCTTGACTTCGTCAATTTGCGATTGAGCCATCTTACCATCCGATATCACCGTTTGAAAATACCCCTTTAGGGCTTCAAGGTTCTGGCTCAATTGGTAAATTCGCTCACGGTCTTCGGCCTCTCCTATGCCGCTTGACCGCCACGCTTGTATAAATTGTTGCTCTAAATAATCAAACGCCTCAGTTAATAACTCATTCCTAAGCAGTGCCTCAGCCTTCTCAGCCCTTAGCACCGCATCCCTCGCCTTGCCTTCGTTCATGTTTTCCCTAACTTAGTAACGTGTAACCTGTGGTCGGATATGGCTGGTCAAAATATTCTGGGCGGTATGCGCCGCGCTTTCTGAACGCAAGGTTGGCATCCGCAAACTCTGACGGCGTTCCAAAGCCAGCGCCGTACCGCTGCTGGAACTCAGGCAAGCCGGTTGGGGCCTGATCTAGCAGACCCATACGCGCGTATGCGCCAGACTCAGGCGCGAAGCCACCAGGCCGACCACCAGAGGCAAAGCCTGTGTCTAGGCGGCAAGCCTGCATGTCCTCGTCGAACATATAACCCTCATCGCATTGGCCGGTCTCTGGGTTAACTGGCGCGATTTCTGGGCGGTCATCGTATCCGTCACCGCCTGCGGTAGGGTCAGAATACCCTGTCGCTTCATTGCCTTCGATTGGGTTGCCGGAATAAACCAGCCCACCAAAACCAAATGGGTCTGGGCCAAAAACGCCTTGAATCTGACCAGCCTTATCAAAAGCTGGCATATGTCCTTTTTGAAGACCTGACCTTATGTTTGATAAATTAAAATTCGCCATAATACCGAGCAAACCGGGTAAGTTTTGAGCCTTCGCCATTCTGGCATCAAGTTGGCCGAAGGCTCTGTCAAGCTCAAGACCAGAAACATTATACCCAAGCCCCGCGCCCATCTGGTTAAAGCCTTGCCCAAACGAAGCCGCTAGAGCGTCAGAGGCTTCGCTTCCAAAATCAAATCCTCTGGCAGATTCAATATCTTGTGAAGTTGGGTCTGGTGTGCCGTAATCTTTTGCTGTGGCTCTGTCTCTAACATCTTGTGATGCGCCGCCGCCGCCGCCGCCGCTGGGAGAACCGCCGCCATATCCAGCAGCATCTGCAATGCCAGTATTGTCTTGGCCTTCATTCATACCCCCATCGTCATTGTCACCAGCCCCCGCGCCACTACTGCCGCTACCGCCTGCGCCAGAAGAACCAGCGGAGCCGCCGGGGCCGCCGCCTCCTCTATCAAAAGCAGGAATACCCATAGGGCCAGCATTACCGCTGCCACCATT